GCGACGGGCCTGCTATATATATAAAAAAAAACCGCAACCCCTATATAGCTGCTAATAAGCTATAAATATTAATCTTTATTGCCTCTTTTGCTGTTACATTTAAGGTGTGCAACGCGCATGTTGTCAGGATCATTGCTGCCTTTTTTACTAACCGGAAGTATATGATCTATAGTAAATGGATTATCTTTTTCTTTACCTTTGCCGCATATCGCACAAGTTACAGCGGCGCTTAGTAATAAACTTCTTAGCTTTCTATATTGAGGATCGTTATAAGCTTCTCTGGATCGGCGTACCCCTTCACAATTATTACATCTTGAATTTGATCTTGATCTAGTAGGTATAAACCTTATGCCGCAGTCTAAACAACCCCTTCCTATTTCCGCCAAGCTAGGCCCCTTTTTATTTTGTTAAGTAGGCCCCCCCTAAATTTTTTATTAGTGCGCCTATGAAATTCTTTTTTATTAACTGTCATTTCATCGCATAAGAAACACCAAAACCACATAACATTTTTTTCGCCTAACCATTGACGATCACAACCGCAAACGCGGCATATAAATTTATATTCAATTAATTTCATTTTAATCTTTTTGTTTCAAGCTCATGATAAGCTTTAACGTCTCCACCTAAACCTTTATATTGCGGATCTATTCCGCTATTTTTTAGTTTAGCTTCAACTGACTTAACTGCTTTTCTATAAGCTTCATCAGACGAATGCGCTTCAGTTTCCACTGAATAAGTTATATAAGTTTCGTTATATAACTCAACTGTGATCTTTATATACCACGGTTTCGCGATCGCTAATGTTTTGCTTTCTTCAAGCTTTCCCATTAGTCCTCCTTCTTTATTTTTAACAAACCTTTAATGAAGCGCAGTCCGGTTATTTTCTCGCTAGTTAAGTTTATACAGCTACTAAGACTATCTTTCGAATACTTTTGGCTCGTACGCGGATCCTACTTATTCACTCTTTTACTTCTTAACAAGTCCGGTATCAAACCCGGAAGCTATTTTTCAGATCGTAACGTCATGCACTTCATTAAAAGTTTGTTTTACTAAATACTTTTGCGAGGGCAGAAGTTGCGCTAACCTTTTCAACATTTGTTTTTGTGTTCGATCTTCCCGCTTTAACTCCCCGTCAATTGTTTCAAATTGTAACTAAGAAGGTGCTCCATCTGTTTAATTTGCTTTCCCCATCAAAACCATTTCGCATTTCAGCAATTATTTCAACAGCTCATAAGTCTGTCCGGCCGATTTCTGTTTTTCATTAAAGCTCGTTAAAGGTGATCTCTGTTGGCACGCGTTGCCAATAGCTTAAGCTACCCTCACAAAAGTATTCAGTAACAAGTACATTATAAAGTCATCACTTTAATGGATTCATAGCTTGTCGTTACTCTACCGCCATTAAATTAATACGCATATTATCTACTATTTTAATATTCATTAGCCGATGTCTGTTTCTCTTTTCTGCATTGGGGGGCGTTCCCCTGAATTGTACTCTTACTATTTCCCGCTAAGGAACACCTTATTACTAAGGCGGTGATTTTCACGTTTTACCAATTCAACTCCTATATGGCCGTTACATATTAGCTCGTCTGCAATTTCCGGGTCTAAAACCGTGCAGCTTCTCACACCTGATTTAGGTCAGGACTTAAGCTAAGTTTAGAACAAGTCTCCTAGAATATCTAATTTAGTAAAGCTAAACAGCGCGTCCGCCAAACCCCCAATATTTAGTTGGTCATAATTTCCTGTCACAGAATTTTAGCTCCGTACTGATAACTTTATAATGTACTTGTAATGAGAAAGTTAGGGGCATAATAAAGCATGCATTCAGCTCTTAGTTTTTTTAGTTTTTGCGTTGGATTTTCGCCAAACGATCTAAGAATAAAATTAACTGGTATGCGTAATATTAATAACCTAACTCTCTCAAACTTAGAGAAAGCTAATGCGATTTGGCTCTTATGCTACATTATTAATTTTTTAGTTGGAAGTTTCGTCCCATTCATAAGATTTAGTTATAACCCTCTATCATTTAGCTTTCTCAAACTTTCTGGATATTTGCCTCCCGTTTTTTATTGTCGTGGCTCTCGACTTCAGGGCTGCCCTTTTGAGTTGCCGCCTGATCAACAACTTATAATATAATTATGGCGCCTTTTGGTTTTATGTGAGGTATTATTATTATTTTTTTTTATTACAATAGCTTACAAATTGTTATAAAAGTGCTATATCAACCTTTTGCTAATTCTTTTAATAGATCAATAACAATTTGTTTATTTGTTGATTCTGCGTTTATTGCATTACCTTCAATTGATTCAATAGTAAAAACATATTTTTTTTGCGGATCGTTATATTGAATTATTACCGGAACTGCGCCAATTAATATATAAGCACCCCCAACAAAATTATTATCACGATCAACAACATCAAGATCATTATATTCTATTCCACTTGCGTCAATTAATTCTTTAACCCTTACAAATCCTTTATTAAAAGCCATATTTTCTCAACTCTATATCATTTCTAAACTTAAGCTTTGAATGTGATCTTGTTTTTAATAAATCTGATAATTCCCAGCCAATACCGGTTTTTAATTTTTTAGGTATAACTGTTATATAAGCTTCTTTGATTAAATTTGCTTCTATTGCTGCTAAAGCTAACTTAGGTCCGCCAACTATTGCAGATCCGTTTAAAGGTTTAGCTTTTTTTAACTTAGCAAAATTTATTTCCTCTGCAAAAGCTGCAGCTGAATGATAATACGATGATTTTTTATTTTCTGATCGTACCACCATAACTCTTCTGCCCTGCAGTGGTAAAGGCAACGATTCAAAAGTTTTTGGTCCGCATAATATAGTTGGATTATTATAAAATGATAAAACCTTGAAAATTGTTTTATCAACGCCTCCAGTCCATTGCATATTGTCAAGATCATCAATTGCAAAATACCCATCCTCAGACATTGCCATAACTAAATCAAATTTATTTTTCATAATTCCGCAATTGTTTTCATATTAAATTTAGGGTGAATATGTTTAAGTTGCTTATCAACAATTTTAAACGCTTCTTTTTCACTTTCGGCTAAAACGTGTCTATGGCCGCTTATTATTATTGTATATTTTTTCATTCAAATACCTCCGGTTTTGGATCATACAAATATTTTCTTTGTTCAACATCATTTAATGTTTCAAACTTAACCTCTTCAACATAATCCTCTGGATATTGTGCAATATCGCTTAAAGTTAAATCTGATGAATAATATTTAACCTTCATGCACTCTTCTTGATAAAGTAATTGATCAGTTACTATTGTTTGATGTTTTCTATATAAATGCGTATTAGCACTAAATATTGTTATTTCTGTTTTTTTTATCTTTAACTCATTAGCGATCGCAACAGCTAGTTGATCATAAAACATAAAATCATAAGGCAACCCAACAACTACGTCAGACGATCTCATAAATAATGTTAAATATAATTTTTCATTTTGATCAATATTTAATTGAAAAGACATAGGGCAAGGAACATTTTTAATTTTACCTTCGTTTTTTAACCCATCTGTTTCTGGATCCCATGCTGAAATTACAATTTGCCTACTAGATCTATTTTTCTTTAGTTGATCTAAAGCATCAAATAATTGATCTCTTCCGAAATGTTTTTTCCACCTATAACCATAAGCTGCTTCTACTTCATTATTGTCATTTGTGAATTTATCCCACATTTTAGAATATTGTTGTAAAAATGAAATATCTTTTACCCCCATTAGGGTCCAAGCTAACTCGGCTGCTGCAACGTGGGGCCTTAAAGCTCGACCTTCTGGCATTACGTAATAATTTTCATTTAAACTATTGACAACTGAAAACTCATAACCAAGCATTGTGTTAAATAATGTTTTTGTATTTTCTTCAGTTCTTTGATTATAAATTTTGTTTCCATATTCACGACAAGCAACTTGCAAGGACAAAATTGAAGGCGCGCCGTACCTCATTCTTTATCCTTAAGCTCTTTATACATAAATGAACAGTAATTAACTAAATCAATTAAGCTGTCTTCCATTGATTCATTTTTAATATTTTTTTGCTTAGCTATATTAACCATGCGCAACGCTTTTATATAAATCATTTGAATATATGAAACTAAACCAAATGGAAAATAATCTTTTAAATTACTTTGTGAATTGTAATCGTGATCTTTTTGAATTTGTACTTTTGTAGCTTCTTCAAATAAATCAGGTAACTTTTCGATCCAAGAAAAATTAGGCGCTTGCCAATTTTCAGGTTTTTCGGCGTCTTGATCACCTCGGTTTGTTGATCCTCCGCTTTTTCTCATATTGGCTTTATGAACTTGATCAAAAGTTTTTTCAAACGGCGCACCCATTCGATAAATATGACCTAATGCAAAATAAATTAAATCAATTAATGCGTCGATCATTTCTCCATAATCATTTTGATCGTAAGCTGTTTTAAATTCTTGCAGCTCTTCTTCAAGTGTATTGATCATAAAGTTATAATCTTTTTTTTCTGGTATTTTCGTTAATGGTACAGATCCTATAACTTCTTTTTGAAACTGTACTACTTTTTCATATATATTCATTTAATGTCCTCCTTAACTTTTACTTCTTCTTTTTTACAAAATCTACAAAAATTTATTTGATCTAAATCAACCCAAGCGTGACCTTCAATTTTACAGTCTCTTTTAAATGGTTTTTTTGCTTTAGTTTCGTTTTTTAACTTAGACCAATTATTTGCAATTGCTGGCGCTGAAATAGCTACTTTCCAATTTTTCTTGTAATGATCCATAACTTCTTTTAATTCTTGAGGCGTAACATTTTTTTCTCTTAACTGTTTTAATGCGCCATTTATTTTGCCTAACTCGCCACTAGTTGCTTCTTTCCAGTTAATATCTAAACCTTTACACATCTCTTCAAACAATAAATCGCGCTTGCGCTGTTTAATTGGTTTTTCTTTATTGGTTATTGTTATTGCTTCGCCGTCGGTGGATATGGCCTTTGCCTCTATACGAGCAGGACCCCCCTTCATATATGACGAGGGGCCCTCTGGTTGCGTTACCCGCAGCTCGTAAATGTTTGAACTTCTTCCACCATCTGGCCTTATTCTACCCTTAACGCTTACGGCGTTTATTTCTTTTAATTCTTTTATTGCTCGATCAATAGATGAAGTACTCATATTAAGATCTCTTGAAAGTCTCGCTCTCGAAGGAAACGCTTTTCTTTTTTCAGCGTCTGAATATAACCAAATTCCAGCATAAACAACTTTGGCAGCAGCAGAAATGTTTTCTTTAACTAACCATTCCGGTAAGATTGCAAATCTTATTTCTAAAACCATTTTATCCTCTCTTAATAGGAAGGAACAGAGGCGGAGGACAGTCTGCCCCTGTTTGGTCCTTCCATAGTTAAACGTAGTCAAAGGGGTAACTACTTTTATTTTATGTCCGTCCAATAACATTAGCATAAACATTTTGCTTATGTGTTAAATAATTGAAGATCTTCATTTGGCTCAGCAATTAATTTATATTCATAAACATTAGATTTTTCTGTTTTTAATGTGTGAATAATCCAGCCGCTTTTTCTAAGCTTTTCTATAATTGCTCCAAATTTATAAACCATAAGATCATAAACGAATTCTCCGTTTGTAATTGGTTTATTTGTTTCTTTGCTTACCCTTAAAGCAAATTTAACTAATGCTGTTTTATTTGTTTGAAGATTCGGTGAGATTACCCTCTCCCGAAATATTTCCGGCTTCATTTTGTCCTCCTTTTTTATCAAGCCAATAACCGTCAGATCCATCTAAATTAGTTCCTGCCCATAAATGCAAACCTAAGCCAAGCATTCTTGCACAACGTTTGAAAGCGTCAGATTCTGCTTTTTTTAATATTTCGCCTGAGTTTTCTCCAGTATTGTTTGCAGTTCCAACTCCTTCAACTGTAATTGTTTCTCCATCAATTTTGCAAGTTATTTGGCCTACACAGCCAACAACTTTGCCAGCTTCTTCAATTTCTCTTATAATTTTCCAGTTAAATGGTCCAACTACCTCTAATAATCTTTGGGCAACTGTAGCAAAGTTTAAATAATCCTCTGACCTTCCGCCGCCTTTAGTTAATTTACGGATCCATTTTTTAGGAAATCTTTTTTGTAATTCTTTTATTTGAATCATTGCCAATACTCCTTATACTTTTCTCTATTCGGCATCCACCAAAAATTAAAAGTATTATGTAAATAACCTAAGACACTTTTAACAAATTTATAGGTTACGATCGCGAATAACAAATACCAGATAATGTCTAAAGAGTTAAATATTGCGTCTCCCGTAACATCTGATTCTATAAACCAACCTTCATTCATTTAGTCCTCCTTTTTACTTCTATACTCCTTCATATAGACTCTTTGATTTTCTTTTTTATTTAGTTGATCATCAACAATTAATTCCGATAACTTTAATTTAATATCAGTAACAGTCATATTTTGATCAAACACGCCTTCTTTTTCGTATCTAGTTACGCATTGCAATAAATGCGCAGCGGTAGGCAAACTATTTTTAGGTCGTCCCGGACCTTGTTTAATTTCAGCCATTCAGCCCTTCCTATGTTTTATTTACCAGTCTTGCGGTGGAAAAAATTTTCCATCGTTTGGATAATCATCGCCTTTAGTTCTTTTAAGATCATCTTGAATTTTTTCAATATTTTCGTCTAAGCCCTTTGTTCTTTCAACAAAATCTTTTTTAGCTTGTTCAAATTTATTTTTTGCTTCAATTTTTAGATCCCTATGCAATTTAAGATTATGCCTTAGTATATCTTCCATTGTTGGATTTTTCGCCATTAGTCCTCCTTTTTGTCATGCCAAATTGATTTCACATTTTGCGAAATTATATTTGCTTGGATCCTGCATAACTCTTCGCTAGCTTTGATCCTTGCTTCCTCGTTTGTTTCAGCGTCAATTGTTATACTGACTTTGAGATCAAACTCGTTTTCAAATTTAGCCATTTAACCCCCTTAGATTAAATATTGTTATTATCATAACATAGTTTTAAATAAATATAATTATTTTATATTATTTTTATTCCAAACTCTATTTCTATAACGATCATACTTTTCAATAAATTCTATTAAGTTTGATTTGTTTGTTAATTTTCTGCGGCTGTTCCATTTAACTCCACCCCAAAAACCGTCCCGGATCCTGTTTTCAACTGCATAACTTAAACATTCAAACCTAACTTCACAAGCTTGACATAATTTAACTGCTTTTTCGTGCTCTAAATATTCAAAAAATATATCTGGATCTTCTCCGATACACTCGGCCCTGTTTTTCCAAGTCATATAAAAAATTATAGTTAGCAATAAATTTGTTGTTTAGAGTTTATAATTAAATTATCAGCGCAGCCCTGCTGACTAGGACTAGCAAGGCGCCGATTAACAAACAAGTTAATAAAATAAATATCTACAACGGCGCCAAGTCCTAAAAAAAAACGGCCCGAAAGCCGCTTTCTTTTTAAGTTTATTTATTTAGATCATAAATTTTTCTGTAATAACTAAATTACTATCAACAGACCACCTACAAATTAAATCAACATCAGATCTATGAATTTCGAAAAGTCTAGCGAATGCAACATCAACTAACTTTCCTTGAATTCTTTCTCTCATTTCTGCTTTAGCTTGGTCTTTAGTGATCCCTTCAAACTCAAAAACTTCAACATTTCCGTCGTTTGTTTCTAAAGTTCCTCTAAATTTCATTTTTGTCCTCCGTTTGTTTTTGTCTTATATAAGAATTATGGCGTATTTTTTTATATATGTAAGCATTATTATTATTTTTTTTTATTTTTTTTCTTTACATTTATTTAAAAGTATGCCATAATTAAATTATACATTAACTAAAGAGAGGACAAAAAAATGGAAAATGTAGATAAAGTTCAAGGTGCTGTTGAAGCGATCGCTAAAGCAGAAACCAATAACGAATTAAATAATATAATAGAAGTACTAAACGGCGCTATAAAAGAAAAACAGCGATCACTACAAGGCGAAATAGCTAAAAGCTTTTCAGTTGGTGAATATGTAAAATTTTATAGCAAAAAAGAAGGCGTTATTGAAGGTACAATATTAAAAATTAATGTAAAAACAATAAAGTTAGAAGAAAAAAATGGACAAGTTTGGAATGTTAGCCCTAATTTGCTTCATAGAGTAATATCTGACTCAGCTCAAGTTTCTTAATAAAGAAACGCAAAAAGAAGGGGCTTCGGCCCCTTTTTTTTTATCTATTCCAACAATGTTTTGACGCGTTCCAATGGTGTTTTCCGTCATTATAAACTAACCAGCTGGCGTATTTAAACTGATGTAAAATATTTAATCTTATATACGATCTGTTAAATTTTTCGTTCAACCATTTAAAAGTTCGATTATTAAATTGAAATAATCCTTGATCATTAGATCCGTCTTTATTTTCGTTGTAAGCATTATAATGACCAGAACTTTCACAATAAATTGTTAATGCTGCCCAATGCCAATCTTCAATTTTAAAATGACTTTGAATTAAAGAATGATATTCAGAAACGTGCTCGATCATTTCTTTTTTTTCTTGACATACAACATAATTATTTATTTCAGCTGCGGTTAAATTAAATGGTAATGCACAAACAACCATTATATCTATTAAGATCATAAGTCCTCCTGATATAAATTTAGCTTATATTTTGTATCTGTAAGCTTTATAAACATATTTATGCGGCTTTTGATCGCGATAGCTAAACAAGTGCTAGCTACATTAAAATGGTTATTAACGTTGCTATAGATATTCCAGCAATAATCCAACCATAAATTTCCTGTCTTGTCGGTCTAGTTGCTAAATCTTTTTGGATCTGATCTAACTTTTCAAATATTTTTTCTATGTCTGCCATAACAACTTGAATCATTTCTTTCTGCGTAAAATTGTCATTAGTGGCCATGTTGATTCGCCTCTAACCATGAAATTCTATTTTTAATTTCATCTAATTCCCAAGTTTGAAGTTGATTAGTTTCAATTACTGTAACTTTCTTAATAAGATCTTGCCATTCCCATTTCATTAATTCGTAAGCTTGAGAATCTGAAGAAGGGTTATTTAGATCGCTTATATATCGTGCTTGAAAATCTTCAACTTTCCATTCAAGATCGCGCAATTCATTATCTAAATTCTGATAATTAGCTTTCAAAGTTGTTAACTCATTTTCTAAAAATTCTGCATTATAAGCAACTTGCTCAAGCTGATAAATTTTTTCATAAAGAATTGCAATATCATTTGAAACCATTGTTGATTCTTTTAATTGATAAAACTCATATTCAATATTATTCATGCGATCATCAATGCCAGTTAAAGTATTAACTATATTTGTAACTGATTGAAAACCTGCACCTATAGATCCTAAAAGCGTTATTCCTGTAACTACTAAAGCTAAATTATCTTTTAATTTCTTGATCATAATTATTACAATGTAAAATGCAACCGCAACATAAATATTTGCACTTGCACATTATTTGCCTCCGCAGCAACCTTGTCCGCAACAGTCCATTATCCACCAACCTTAAATAATATTTCTCTAATTACTTCTTCAATGATCGTTAAGTTATCATTAAAACCAGCTATTGAATTTTGATAAGCTACAACTTGCGCTTTAAGAGTAGCAACTTCTTGCTGCATATCATTAACTGTTTTAAATAACCAACCAACCAATGCAGCTAAACCGCCTTGAAGTATTTGTCCGAGATTAACTTGCGCTTTCATTAATCCTCGAATGTTGCCTTTGGCTTATATTGTTCTAACGCGTGCTGAATTACAGTAACGAATGAGGTTAAAAATGCTACCCCGATAAGTTCCATTAATGCGGCGTCGATAATTCCGCTTGATTGTGCCAACCACAAACTTAATGCTGATTGCATTCCAGTACGAAATGCTTTTGCAAACATAAACTTCCAGTAAGCTTTCCAATTAGTTTTCATAAATCTCCTTCATTCCTCCTCAATGATATTACCATGCTCGGACCCGATTTGAATCCTCTTAAATGTTTCACATTTTTTATTAGGGCAATAAAATTGCTGTCTTAAATTTTTTAGTTCGGTTTTACATTTGGGACATAAAATTTTCATATCCCTCCTTTCTGCTAAGTTATAGTCCTCCCACCATTAGCAGCAATAAGCTCAATAAGTAAAGCTTCAATTTTATTTAATTTTTTAGAAAGAGGTATATTACCCGGAATATAATCTGTTTGTTTATTAGATAGTTTATTATTATTTATTTTTTTTATTTCGATCGTAACTTTTTCATTATTGTTTAAAGCATTTGAAATAGTTTTATAAATACGTGAATAAGCATTTCGTGATTCACCTATAAAACCATCTTTATAAATTAAATTATTTTTTTGTTGATCTCCTACCAATACACATCCCGAAGTGTGCTCGTCCGTATTTCCGGAGTGAATAAGGATCCATTTGAATCCCGGAACTTCCTGCAATTCTAACATTCCAAAATGATCTGATCCATATCTTGCTTTGTAGCGATTATGAAAACCGCCTTCTTTTCTATATTTAATTTCGTAAGTGCCTTCAGGTATGCAAGTTTCGTGCATAACTTTAACTTCTCTTTCTTCGTCTTCAAGAGTATAACAAGCAAATTCATTATCAATTAAAAGTATTCCGGAGGTAGAATCCGCTTGGCTGCTAAATCTTAATAATTGTATTTTCATACTTTTTTAATTATAGCTAGCGTATTATGCGGATATGGCTCCACTTTTTTTCACCACCAATAATCATTGTTAATATTCCCGGATTACTTTGATCGCCACTAGTATTTTCAAACCATTCGGATCCATTATCTAATGTTGGTGCTTGAACTATTAACCGATCGGAAGTTTCAAAAGCACTAAAAAAATGATAATGACCCATAAGCAAAATGTCTGAATCAGCAATTCCCGATCTCGACAAAGATTGATCAGCTAACCATTTTTTTGCTTTAGCTTGCGCGTTTGTTCCGCCAGATCTTGCTTGATGTCCATGAATTAATGTACAAACTACGCCATCAATTTCTAAAGTAACAGATAATTCATTTTCAGGAATAACAAATTTAATACGATCTTTATAGATCGGGTTAGCTTTAAAAATGTCATATAACTCTTCCGCCAGCATTACGTCTTTATTATCTCCAAACGTTGTATTTGATTTTTTATTTTGACGGAATTCACCATGATTTCCTCCTATAAAGCAAACTAAAGTTTCATCAAACATTGGTAACAATTCTTTGATCGCATAAACCATCATTCGTCTAGCAACTTTTTGTTGCTGCCGATGATCTAACTCTGTTGAAAATTCTTGTTGATCGTACCACCCCGAACAGCCCTCGACAATATCACCTAACCCAGCAAATATTAATTTATTTATTGGCTCGGTTTTTCTTATTGTTTTTATTTCAGACTTAATTAGATCTATTCCTTCGATCCATCTATCAACAACTTTTTCCGTCCCTTTTTTGCCGATTTGCCAGTCGCTGCAAGCTACAACAAAACTTTTGCCTTTTTTAAGATCTGGTTTAGCAATTGTTTTTTTTCTTTTAATTTCATTTAATAATTTTTTAAAATCATCATCACCCATATAATGTTTGTTTGAAACTATTTTTGCTTTGAAATAATATAAAGTTTCAATTTGATTCGGTCCAACAACCATGTCCCAAGATCTTATTTCAGCTGGCTCAACAACTTTATAATTTTTATAATCATTTCCAAAATATTTTTGCAGCTGATCTTTCCATTCGACGTTTAAAGATCCTTGAGGAGTTGAAGTAATTGTTCCCTTTTTTCCGTCAAAATGAATTCCCGGATCAAATCCTTCTGGGTGTTTATTTTTTTTCTTAGATATTCTTAAAGATTTTTCTTGATGACTTTTTGCAAAATCGCTAAGATCAGTCATACAAACCTAATCTTATTTCACTAAACCAACGCCTAACAGTATTATGTGATTTATGTTTTAATTGATCAAAATTTTTAACAACATAAATTGCTAATTGAGTGTCAGATAAATTAAGATCATCTGCTTCGATCATTAATTTTTTTAATTCTTTTAAAGCGTCTGGGTTACTATGCAAAAAATTTTTGCGGCCTACTCTTTGTTTAGCGTAATTTTCTAAAGTCATGCAGTCCTTCTGTTGTTATTTAATTATATAACAGAAATAAGACTTTTTTTAACTTTTAAATTATTCTGGCTTTGGATTATCAGCTTTAACTTGCGCAATATGATCTACCCAATTTGTAGTTTCATTAACGCCGTCCCAATATTGCATATCTAATTGTTCTGCAATAGGTAAATAAGCTTCTTGCCTTGCTCTTTTATAACCATTTTCTTGCTCATCAAACTTTGAATTAGCAAGATCAGTTACAGCTTGATCATATTCTGCTTCTGTAAATTCTCGTCTTTCATTATTTACTTGTGCATATAACGGTTTTGCAGCTTCTATTTCCGCTTGCGCTTCAACCGTTAATTCTTCTATTGTTGCCATAATTTTTTCCTTTCATTACTATAACATATATTTCTTATACTTACTTCTTTAAACCATATAATGTGATAGTTCCTGCTGTAATATTTCCACTATCCATTGAAATATTAACACCATCACTTGCACTTGCAACTGTATGTACATCTCCACCTTGCAAACCTGTTAAGTTTGGGCTAGATTGTAACCCTACTGTTTCTTTTGTTGCAAAACTATACTCACTTGCATTAGGAAAGTTAAATAAATATATATTTGCATTAAATGCTTCCCCTGTTCCTGTACCTTGATTATCTAAATACCACCTATCTATATTTGTTGCAGTGCCATTACCAAAAGTTCCACTAGTAGTTAGATATTTATAAGCATTATCATATTCACTATCTGTTTGTACAGTTCCACCTTTTGTTACTCTATACCTAGAAGCAGTATTATCATTTGCACTTTGTAAATTTCTTATTACAAGTTGATACACATCATAAGTGCTATCAATACCTGTTAAAGTTAGACTTGCTACTGCTGAACTAACTGTTGTTTCTGCTATTTTTATTAATGCACCTGCCATTATTTAACTCCATATATTGTTGCTTTTATATTTGCAGTTCCACTATTAACTGTAAAAAAATATAAACCTGTTGCTTGTGTTGTAGATTTTTCAACTTGAATCAATTTTCTACCTCTAAAATCATTAGTAGTTACATTAGCTTGTTGGCTTGTAATAAATGTATAACTTGCATTATTAGGATTATAAAAATATGTATTACCAACTGAATTATCATCACTATCAGCAACTTGTGCAGTATTTATAAAAGCAGTATTACCTGTGCTTCTAACTTCTGAAAAAGATGTCCAACTATTCATATCAAGTCCTGCTAAATCATAAGTTGAAGTAGATACTTGACTACCACCACTATCTAAAAGTCTTATACTTAAATTATTATTACCACTTCCATTGTTATAATTAACTTGAAGTTGGTAAACATCATAATGAGAACTAAAACAATTTGTTAAAGATAATGAACTTACACCAAGCCCACTAGTAGATTTTATAAATTGTAAATTAGTAGCCATTATGAATATTCCTTTATGCCATAAAGACTTGCTTGTAAATTTGCTATGTTATTACTTGGATTGTTACCTACTAATAATTTTATCTGATTAACTGTGCTTCTTTGTGGTAATGCACCACTTCCAAATTCAGATGTGTATCTACTAGAAGTATAATATAAACCTGTTGCTTGATTTGTTGTATAACTAAATTTATTATTATCCCCTAAATTATATAAATATACATAACCATTATCACAATTATTTGACCCATTTGAAGGATTTGTACCAAGTCTAATGTGATTACTACTTGTAGAATTAATTTCTAAAAAAGTACCATCTGTCCTATTTAATTGATTTGCAAGTTTATATACTGTTGAACTTTCCTCAACCCCATTTTCAAAAAATCTAATCCCCAATCTATCATTAGCTGTTGCTGGTACAAAATTACTATAAGTTATAAAATGAATATTATAAGTGCTTTCTTGTATGCTACTAAAAATCATACTGTTTGTAGATGAAGTAATGCTTTGAGTTTGTATTAATTCTAATTGTCCATACTGTGTAAATTTATCTGCTCTTGTTAAATCATAAATATCAGTAGGTGTAAAGATCCCTTTATTATTTCCAAAACTTTGTTCAGGGCTTTCTGGTATATATCCAAATTCATTACTCATAATTACACCACCTTATACAATGTAAACGTGCCATTTGCTATGTTAGTTCCATCTGAATATCTTATTTCTATTCCGTCATGCGCTTCTGTTACTGTATAAACACCACCACCTTGTTCTCCTGCTAAATATGGTGTAAGTTGAACTTTAACCATTTCAAAGGTAGCAAAACTAAATTCACTTGAATTATTAAAATTATATAAATACACAATGCCACTATCTCCCTCTCCCGTCCCATTACCACTAGAAAAAGTGCTATCTAACCAAGCTGACAAATTTGTGTTGCCTTGATTAATAAAACTTCCCGCTGTGTACATTGATTTAAGTGATTGGTCATAATCACTAGTTGTTTTTGCAGTACCACTAGCAGTTACTCTAAATGTTAATTGTTTACCATTTGCTGATGCAACAACATGATTAATAGATAACATATAAACACTATCATCATCAATTCCTGTAAGAATTACAGAACTTACTCCGCTTGTTACTGTTGATGTTGCTACTTGAAGTAATTGACCTGCCATTAGCTATCAACTCTCAATCCATAAATTCTTGCTCTAATATTTAATATTGATGAACTAGCATTAAAATTTATACCTGTCATACTTGCAGTTTGTTTTAAAACACCAATGCCTTTTCTTACTGGTGTTCCAATACTTGATACACCAGCATTTTGCCACAATGCAAAAGTATAAAAACTAGAACTTGTTGGATTAAATATATATATAACAGTTGCATTTCCTTTATCTGATAAATCACTAAATCCTATTGATCCAAGAGATGTTGCATTTGTATTTTTATTTTCTCCAAATGCGCTATAACTTCTTAGCAATAAAACTGCGTCATCATAATTACTTGCACTTACAACACTTCCACTTGAATTAATAAATCTAAAAAATAAATCTGCATTTGCAAAATCAATAGTATCTAAAACAACTTTGTAAATATCATAATCAGAACTAAAAACATCTGTCATAGAAAAACTTGTTATTGCACTTCCTGAACTTTCATTAATTAATCTTAGGTTACTCATATTTGTTTTACTCCATATAAATTTACAGTAGCACTAGCAAAAGTGCTTGAAGTAATTAATAATCTTATAGCATTTATAGTTTCAGCAACTGCATAAACACCACCACCAAAAGTTGAAATATAATCGGGGTCTTGCGTCATACCTGTAAATTGATGAGTTGTAAAAGAAAATTTTGAACTATTGTTAAGGTTGTAATAATATATATATCCACTAACTTGTTCCCCTGTACTGTTACCAATATTATGGATTAATGAAATTGCACTATCACTTGTTGATTTTTTTTCTTGAAAAGTACCATTTGATTTTTGATAACTAAAAGCCCATTGATAATTAGAAGTTTCAAAAGAACTTCCACCATCATTTGATAATTGAGTTGTAAATGCTTTATTATCATCTGCACAATGTCCATTAATTAATTGAAGTATATGAACATCATAGACATTACCTTTAATACTTGTAAAATCTACTGCACTTGCACTTGATACTGTTTGAGATTCTATAAGTTCTAAACTACCACCCCAACTGCCGTCTTTAGTTAGTTGTAGTATTTCACTAAGTGTATATAAACCTGTATTTTGTTTTACGTTATTTGGTTGCGTACCTAAGTAAGCCATAAAAACTCCTTTAGGTTTGTCTTAGAAACGTAACGTTATATTCCGCGCTTGAAGCTGCTGAACATAAACCTTGAAGCTTATCTCCAGTTTCCAATGCAATCTTTGTTTGTATTTCAATTGTTGTTCCAAACGGAAGCGAAACATTATTTAAAATGTGTCGTAAAGATCCGCCTGACTTAGTAACACTTAAATCAACAGTAACGTCAGCACTACTTCCAGAAACATTTGAAAGCAAAATTCCAATTGCTGTTTCTGTAGTGGATGAAGGAACTGCGTCTATAATATCACCAGCAGAAGTTGCTAAAACTCCTTGAACGGAATGCAGGGTATCGGCCATTTATATTTCCTTTCTTAACTTAATGCTAATACTAAACCAAGACTAACGCCAGCTGGTGCTAAATTAGCAATGTCTTGCGCTGTTGTCTTTTTTAAATTATTGCTGTCGTCAGCGTCACCTATTAAAACAATATCAGATCCAGCAACCGTTGCTGAAGTTGCACTATTAGGCGCGATAACTAATGTTGAAGCAAAAGCTCCAGAAGTTGCTGCGGCTCCTCCAGATAAACCAGAAGTTCCAGAAGTTGTGATAGTAACTCCAGTAATATCACCTTCACCAATAAAATCTACAAAGGAACTTCCATTATAAAATTGTAAAGTATTTGTATCTTTTAAAAATACAAATTGGCCTTCTTCTCTTTTTGATGAGGTAATTCCCGAATCTCTAGCGCTCGAATCTGCAAAAACCATAACTCCCTGCATGAGAAAATTATTAACATCTGCAGCAGATAAAACCTCGCCAACCGTAAATTCTTTATATCCTGATAATGCCATTTTGCTCCTTAATAAGCTAACTTTGCCGAATCTAATTTACCAAATTCGGTATCGTCTAAAATTAAAAACGTTAAATTTGTTGCGTCAGCCGTTCCGATCGTTATATTTGATGATCCCGGTTTAATGCTCCAAATCATATTATTAACACTTAGCAGCTTAGATCTTTGAGAACTTTCGCCAATAGGTGTTAATTCAACTTTTATTATATCCGCTAAATCAAGTTGCGCAAGCGAACTTTGTTGGCTAGTTGAAAGTTTATCCACAGAAATATTTAATCCTGCAAACCTTGTTTCAGGATTTTTAAATTTATTTAAAAGAAACAATGCTGAATCTGCTGCTTCTGTATCATTAGACATATTAAGATCTGATCTTGTTAATTGTCTAACTCTATATTTAGCTTGGCTTGTTGCGTCTGTTTTTGTTTGTGCTGTTCCGTTTTTTCTTTGTACTGTTACTCTATTAAATAAAAGATCATCGTTTAAATTAAGTTGAGTTTGCATATATGAAAAATCTGATCCATCATCAGAAAATGTTATTGAAGGACTACCTGAAGGAAACGTACTAGTTCTTTGTTTAAAAGTTAATTTACCTTCACGATCTACAAATAATGCTCCATTTTCACTTTGCTCAATATTTCTTAAAACGTCGATCGTTGTTCCGCTTTGTGATCCTGATTGTAAAGTTGTATTTCCTGCATTTATAGATCTTAATAAAGATGGAAAACCAACTGAAGCGTCATCTAATATTGCTGTTATTCTTGTTCCTGATAATTCTGCAGATCTTGTAATAGAAACTTCTGTTGATGATAATAAAGCAATTGAATCTGAAGCTCTACATAAAACAAACGATTCTTTTTTACTTGGATATTGAATTGACCAGTCGTCAATTGTACCTCTAAAAATTGTGTAATAAGTAGATCCGTTATGCGAAGCTTCAACTTTAACTTCCATTAATGGCTCAATTCCCGGATAATATGGTCCTGCTGTATTTAGAGGATTATATTTTCCTGTTTCATTTCTTAATGCAAAAGAAACAGATCCTGCATTAAATTCATCAGTTTCCCTTGATCTACCTCTTGAAATACTTATTTGCTGCACGTCGGCTGTTACATCTGTAAATTCTGTAACCCCACCTAACCCAGCGGATCCGTCTAAAACTCCTCGAATAACATCATCAAGAGTAAAAGTATCTGTTGTAAATCCAATTGAAAGTTTATAATCCATCAGACAACGCTTAAGCTATTTCCAACTGTTATAGGAATTGATCCGTTAGATCGTTGATATTTTTTTAAAGCATCCACGATTTCAGATCCTATTTCAGCTCCATCTGCTCCCATTCCGGCATTTACTGTAATATTCGCAGTGAATCCCATTTGATTGCCACCAGAGAGAGGTACGACTGCCTCAGGCCCGCTCTCGCCGATTAATGCTAACGTAGGCGAATCAACAATTCCACCTTTTGCTAATCTTGGAATATTAGGAATATCTGGCGGATCTATATCAATTCCAAAAAAACTAAAACCTAAACCTGCGTTTAGATCATTAATAAAACCGTTTAGTTTGTCAATTACTTTATTAAATACAAATTTAATTCCCTCTAATACAACCCCAGCTGATGTTTTTAAAACTGTTGAAATAGTTTCTAAAAATCCTGATCCAAAAGATTTTAATTTTGGAATTAACAAATCTCCTAATTTATTTAATGCGGTAAAAAATAAATCCTTTAAAACTTTAAATAAATTGAAATCTGATTTAAAAAATCTTAATAATCCTTTAAAAGTTTCTTTAAGCTGCTCTACAGCTTCTCCAACATCACCTTTAAAAAGTGCTTTTATAAATCCAATGACTCCGTTAATAACGTTTCTAATCATATTAAAATTAAGCTTTACGATCGCTAAACCTTTTTGAAACGCAGCAACAAAACCATCGGACTGAAAAAATGCTACAAATCTTTGAAATAGATCTTTTAAAAATTTAATTGAATTATCTACAAAATTTCTAAACCCTTCAACATTGTCATAAGCAAAAGTAAATCCTGCGGCCAATGCAGCGATCGCTCCTGTAATTAATACGATCGGGCTAAATAAAACAGACAATGCAGAAATTAAAGCAAATACAATTGGAATTAATAAAGTTCCTATAGTTGCAGCAATAGCAGCAAATTTAGATCTTGGATTTTCATCAAAAAATTCTTTTATGCGATCAATTACCGGTTGAATAGCTTTTTGTAATTCTTCTAATTTTGTTCTAGCTTTATCAACAAATTCAACAAACGGCCCTGAAGTAGTAAATTCTTGAATTTTTGCAACTACTTTATCAATAGCTGGCAATATAATATCAAAAGCTTCTTTAACTTTAATTAATGCTGGCTCTACGATCGGAACTATTTTTTCTGCAATATCTAACATTAAAACTTGTCCAGCTGCTTTAATTCGATCAATAGTAGGTTGCAAACCTTTTTCCATTTGTTCAAAAGCTGCATTCGTGGCACCAGCCGCACTATTTACCGCTTCTAATTCTTGTGCAAATTTATCTGCGCCTTTTCCTGTTAATACTTGCGCAGCACCAGCAGCTTCAACAGATCCGAAAAATGCTGACATGGAAACTCCAGATTCATCTGCAAACTTAGCAATTAGATCTAAAGCTTCTTTTACATTGCCGCCTTCTTTAATAAATGTTGCAAAATCTTTTCCTGCTAGATCGCCAAATATTTGTGAAATTTTACTTGTTGGCTTTGATAGTTCTGCAAATACCGCTCTTAACTGAGTTGCGGCTACACTTGTTGGAGTACCTGAAGCTGTTAATGTTGCTAAAGCGGCAGTAACGTTTCCAAACTCAACTCCTAAACCTGCAGCAACCGGAGCAACTTGGAAAAGAGATCTTGATATTTCATCAACTGTAGTTTTACCACCTTTAACAGCAGTAAATATTAAATCTGAAGCTGTTCCAACGTCTATAACATCTGCGCCAAACGCATTGATAACTGTTGATAAACCATCAACCGCGGTACCTAATTCTGTTGCTCCACCTTTAGCTAATTTGTTTGCTGTTTCTAAAAATGCAAAAACATTATCAGGCGGAACGCCAGCTGATAAAGAATTATAAAGAGAAGGTATTACATCCTCAGGCAAAACTCCAAAATCTTTTGAAAATTGTTTTACTTGCTTTGTCATTTCTTTCATTGCGTCTCCGGATATTCCCGGAAGCAATGTAAAAACTTCATTCATTCCTGCTTGGAATGTGCTTAGTTCTCCAATAGATTTAGCTGCAAAACCTGTAACTGCCGCTCCTGCAACAGCAAAACCTTTGATTGCTTTTTTTCCTACTTCGGTTACATCAGATCCAAATCTTCCTAATTTAGTTGATGTTTCATTTAAAACTTTATTGAATTGTTTTGCGTCACCAATAATGGCAACTTTAACTTGCCTACCTGCCATGCTTGTTCCTTCTGTTACGATCTTCTAAATAGTCTAAGATCGCTTTATAAATATCATAGTCTAGGGCCATTAAGTTCTGCGGCGGAATGCCAGTTTCAGACGCTATTGCTGCAATCGTGTCAATTACTCCGCCTCTTGGTCTTTTCCCAAGTTAGCTTCGTTTCCTGTAACAGTTTTAACTTCTTGCGCAAACCCTTCAAAGTCTTGAGTAATTTTTTCTTTTCTTTTAAGGTGAGTATATGCAATAAATAACAACTCTTCTAAATATCCCTCTTCTAATCTTGATGAAGGTTTTTTAAATTTTCTTTCGTATTCTATTAAATCAAACATTTCTAAACTAAAAGTAAATTCAGATCCGTCTAATAAAACAACTTTAAGATCAAACTCTTCCATTATAATTTCGCCTTTCTTTTTGCATTATCAAAAGCTTTGCCTGCAGCTTTAGTTATATTTTCACTATTTTCAGCAATTCCGGGATATAAATAACGACCTTCTTTTTTAAATGGTCTAACTTGAGTATTCCTTCTGTTTCCAGTTGGCTCTAAAGTTCCACCAAAATCCAACCAAGGTACATATTTAGCAGTTGTATTTGATCCCATTTGTACAAAAGTAGTTGTTCCAGCTTGCGTTGCTTTATAAGATTTTTTAGCTCTTCCTCCTGCAACTCTTCTGCCGTTTATTCTTTTACCATCAGAAACCGGTACATTAGGCCGAATATCTGCAGCAACTTCCTCACCAACGGCTTTAAATTGAGTTTTAAACTCTTTAACTAGTTCAGGATCCATTTGTCTTAATGCTTTCCTAACTTCGTTTAAACCTTTTACTTCTGTTCTTGCCATGCTTTGATTATAGTATTTTAAATTGAATTAGGGTACATAAAAGAAAAACGCGCAGCGGAGGCAACGCGTTTTTCAAACATAAAGTCTTAAAGATGGAAAGCTTATCCTTTCTTTATTTATTTATGTTTCTTTAATTATAGCTAAATAAGCTTAATATACTTAATTATTTTGTAAAAAATAAAATTATTTAAAATGCTTACATATAAATTAAAACATGCCTATAATATATATATAAGTTAAACAAACGGAGGACATACAAAATGGAAAAAATTAGTAAAGATACTCAAGCAGATTGGAAACAATTACTTGAAACTAAAGAAGCTAAATTAAATAAAGTAAATACTAAACTTGACGAATGCGGCGGGTTTTATGCTGATCTTAGTCATGATCATAAACTTGCTAATAAAAGAAATAAATTAAAAAGAGATAGATCAGAATTAATGAATAACATTAACGATCTTAAAGAAATTATATCTGAATTTTAAAATCTTCATATATAAAAAGAATAGGGATCCAAACGGATCCCTTTTCTTTATATATCTCAACCTAACTAGTTGCGCGTGTAACCGCTCCACTGAGAGGGAATGTCAAACTTTGAGTAGCGAGTTCCCCTACGCCGTTAGCAACTGGAGTGTGCTGTGAAACAAGTACTGATCCTGTATAACTTGGATTAGTAGCGCTCACGGATCCAGCGTCCGCTTTTACGACGAAAGAAACAACAGTACCGAATGCGCCATTTATTGTTGCGTCAGTTTCTGACGAAGCAAAATCTTGGTGCAGTTCTAAGCTAAGACTCCCGTCCTTTAGGCCCCCAATTCTTGTGATATTGTCATCCCCCATCGCTGTAGTTTCGATTTCTGAAACTGACATATCTAAAGTAACTGAGGCCACATGATCTGAGATATTGACCGAATTTAAAACCACCGAAGCGTTTTTAAGTACGAATGCAGCCATTGTTTATCCTTTCTTATCTTTTTCCGATTATTCCGAAAATTGTAAAACTTGGAGTAGATCCTCCAACTGTATAATTAAATCTATAGTGTGTATCTGTAATAGCTCCATCAGCTGTTTTAATTTCTGACGTTCTACCGGTTGCTTGAGTAAATGTTATGCGATCAGTTGCAGAAGTAAAACTTGAATTGTCATCTGATTGAACTTTTACATCAAGAGTTGGACTAGTACCAGAAGGAGTAAAAACAAATATTGCAGCATAAAGTTTTTGACTAGAAGTAACAGCACCTAATTCAAATCCAGTTGTATTAGCATTAGCTGTGATTGCTGTTGTTCCCGGATCTTCAATTGTTCCTTTAACGTGTTTTGTTTCTGTTCCTGATCCATTAAATTGAAACGGTGCAGCTTCACCAACAGCACCAAATATTGAATAACTAGTTTCAAGACCACCACCGAAATACGCAGAATTTCCTTTTCCGTTATCTGCAGCAACAGCAAAATTTACATTAGATCCTAAATTAGATCCAAATAATTCGTCCGGTTTATCAACTCCTGCTTCAAAATAACCTTCTGCTGAAATACTAAGATCTTCCAAACCACCAATTTTTTTAATTGAATCTTGATCAATTGTTGTAACATCTATTTCAGCTGTACTTAGTGAAAGATCCATTGACCTTACAAATCCTGAAAGATCGTAACCATTTAAAACAAACTTACCATCTTTTAATATAAAAGCAGCCATTATTTTTTGTCCTTAACTTTTTTCTTTGCTTTTACTTCTTTAACGTGACCTGATTTAATTAAAGACTCGGCTTGACCATTATCAAGATCAATTACTTCATCTTTTTTTCCTAAAACTAATTTGTCAGATATAATTTTTACTTTCATGCTGTTCCTTTAGTTATAACTTTAACGCTTAGGTTTGCGCCAATAAGCGCTCTACCGTTTGCTTCATAACTAGCATTATATCCGGTCATTGACTCAACGAATGCGTCAGTTTCCGATAATCCTAATGTAGCATTGTTAAAAATAACTTGTCTTATACTATTAGATCCTGATCCAGTTATATAAGAGTCAAGTTCATCTTGTCCCGATCTGCTACTAGCCCTGCTGACTAGGACAAGCAAGTCAAAATTGTATTCATCAAAACCTCTTTGCATTGAAGTTGCGAATTCAATACGATCGGGAGAAATAACAACTCCCGGAGGGTTTATAATATCTGGAATTGTATCATGTACTCTTAAAGCAGATACATTTTCAATTGTTGTTTTTAAACCATCTCTAACTGAACTAAGCGACGCCAAAACCATCACCTCTTCTGTAGTCTTTGATCATAGTTGTTATTTTTCTGTTTTCTCTTAACATAACAACACCAAATTCAGAAACTCCAGCAACTCCTAAAGGTGTAGTAGCCATTGTAAATAATTCAGAAGATAAAGCTAAAGTAGCTTGTCTGATTGGCTCAGGTACTGCAGCAAAACCCCAAGTTGCAGTAACTTGAACTCTTGCCCTACGATCGTGAGTAGGAAAAGTGTCAGAAGCTGTGTCCATTAAAACTATTTTATTAAATGGCAAACCTTCAATTCCATTAGCTAATCCATTTAAAGGGTGCAGCTCAAAATCAGCCGCAGCTAAAGTTAAATCAAAAGTTCCATCATCGTTCGTGTCAATTTTTACAGTTGGATCGTTATTTGAAAAATCGTCTGTATATAAATTAAAAATATCTTTTGCTATATATTTTCTACTGCTTGCGCCGCCATCGACGAAAAACCTACGTCTGCAATAAGAATCAATTTGTCTGCTTGCAGAATTTACAGCGTCTTCCAACTGATTATCGTCATTAGAATCTGTAATTCCAATATAAGCTTTAAGTTCTGACAATGCGCAATAACCATTAGTGATCGCCATTAAAACCTATTTCTTTTTTGTCTCTGTTTTTTCTTTAGGTGCTTTCCAGCCAGCTTTTTTTAATTCCGCTTTAACTTCGTCTGCCCTTTTTTTGTTTTTAAAAGTTTCATAATGTTTAAGCTCTGCTAATAAAGCATTTATCATTTCATTATCTTTTGCCATAATTTTTCCTTATATGGTCAGGCAGATCTGTTGCCAGATCCACCTTAACCAAATTTATTTAATTAGAAAGAAGGTGTAACTAACCCTGTTCCCTGAATTTTTGTTATGCTTGTTGGATAACGGCCAGCTGCGTAAGCAACATAACCATAAACAACGCACTTAACTGTTAAAGATCCAGATCCCACATCTTCGAATCGAAGCTTAAATGGTGCTCCTGATTCTTCGAAAAGAATATGATCGTCTGCTTTAACGATATAGATTTGATCCTGATCGTTTCCGCCACCATCAGCTGTTGTGATGTTTGCGTCAGCAATTACTGGCAAACCTGCAATTTGACCAACAACTTGGCCATATCCTGCAGCTTCTCCAACTCCATAAACATTGTCCGGCTGATTACCAGCAGGCAAAACTAATGGTCTTGAATTACCATCAACTCCAGCAGATAGGAAACCCCATCTTCTTGGGTGCATAATAATTGCAGTTGCAGCAGCAAATCTATTGCTATTAATTTTTTGTATTCCGTCAATAAGCTTTGGATATAACTCTCCAACTGTTGGGCTTGCGTCAGTATAGGTTACTGTATTTATTCCAGCAACGTTTCTGATTCCAACAGGAGTGTTATTTGTTCCATCACCATTGATAAGTTTTTCATCAAGAGTTGTGAAATATGCAGATACAAGATCGCCTAGAACAATTTGCTCAACGTCAGTTCCTCTTTCGATTGCTTGACGTGAAACATCTTGTTGGCCAGCGATTGTATTTACATTAACTGAATAAAGTGTATCGTCCATATTTGTTTCTTGAACACCAGCATTTTCAGTTGCTTGAAAAGCAGCTTCAGTTCCTGTTGTTATTCTTGAGAGTTCAACCTTCATACCTTTATCTGGTAAAGGTGCTTTAGGAAGTGCATTGTAAAACGGTGATCCCGCTCTAGCTTTTAATGCAACTCTGTCTGTCAAATATTGAGGAACAACTAATCCTGCGAATGCGTCTGTTCCAATATCACGAGTTTCTTGAGTTTCTTTTTGGTGTCTAACAATTCTTTCTTGTGCAGAATAATCGCCATTTACTTTTGCAGCAAAAGCGTCCTTCAAGAATGAGTTGCGACCTTCTTCAGAATAAGTCTTTGGCTCTGACATAACTTCAACAGCTGGAGTTAGGTCGTCATTGTCAATTGACATAACTTTTCTTGACTCTTCAACTTCTTTGTCTCTGTCTGCCATAGATCTCATTTCTTCGATTAAAGAATCTTTTTCTTTGATTTTTGCGCTCTTAGCTTCAAAATCTGCAGCTTCGTCTTCGTTTAATTCTCTTTTTTCGTCCTCTGCATTTGCAACTAAAGAATCTAATTCATCACGGAGTGCTTTTCTTGAATCAACGAGTTTATCAACCAAGGTTAATTCTTTTTTCTCTTCGCTCATTTGTTTCTCCTATTATTTATTATTTTCTATCGGGTGCAAATCAGAATAAAATCTTAATTGCGGCGCGATTTTTTCTTATTATAGATCCAATAAATCAAGTTTTCTTTTAGCTTGATCTATTGACATACTATTTTTAGAAACTTCTTTTTGATCATCAACTTGATCGAGGTTATTCACTACTTTTCTTATTTCTTGTAATTTATTTTCAGGATCTGTTTCGCTATCTAATAATTCATTTAATCTTCCAAAAGTAGATCTTATATTTGCATGAGTTGCGCTTGAAGCCGGATAAGTAACAACTGAAACATCATAAAGCTTAACTTCTTTAATATTTCTTTCACTATAATCTTCATTAAATTCATCTCTAACTGCAGCAAAAGCAAAACTCATTTCGTCCATATCGCCGCGCTTCATTGCTGAATTTATTTCTTTAACTTTAGGATTTTCAGGATCAAGTGTTGCTTCAACAAATAAACCGTGCTGATCTTCTCTTAACTCCATTGTTCCTGATTGTGTTCTAGCTAACGGAACTCCGTCGTGATTTACTAGAAGTTTTACATCTGCTCTTTCCGATAAAGTTTTTTTAAATGCTCCGGGATTTATACTTTCTAAATAACTTCCTCTTTGATCATTAACTGGGTATTGCACTTCAAAAACAGAAGCATAACCTTTTAATGTTAATGATCCGTCTTCGTTATCTCTGCATTCTATTTCTTGAACATTAAAATGCCTGACTTCTTTTTCAATTGTTGCTGTGCTCACAAAATGCTCCCTTGCTTCTTTCTCTTTTTTAAGTTTAGCGTTAATAGCCATATTTTCTTGCGCGTTTCGTTTCATTTCTTCTTCGTGTTTATTATATTGATCTCTTTTTCTTTCAGCCCACTCTTCTGCTCGATCAGATCCGTTTTCATCGCCTCCCCATAAAAGCCAAGCTGTAATTCCCGGCGCTTTTTTTGGAGGATCTTGTTTAGGACCGTACTCACTAGAGTTTATATTATTTTTAGGTGCAGTTAAATCTATTTTATGACGAGGAAACCAACCAGCCATTTTTCTTATCTTAGTTTCTCCTAATGCTTCTCCTGCAGCGCCTTTTCTTGCGTCTGCTATAGTAGATCTAACTAAACCTTGACCGCCTAAACCCATTTCATAAAACTTTAAACCTTTTTTAAAGTTTGCGATCATCCAAGCCGGCGGAACTGTTGAAGGCGCTTGTCTTAACTCTAATTCAATATTTTCATTTTCTTTTTTTTCTTTACTAGATCTTGGATGTTGGCTAGGAAGAATATCATTGTCAGTTGTATATTTACTGTTTTGCGGTTTATCATTTAACAATAAATAACTAAATGCTTTTAATCTTGCTAAACCCCATTGGACTCTGCTCATTCCGGGTCTATGACTACTGCTAAACGCTCCAAATCCTCTACGCACAACTTTTTTAGCTTGACCCATTTTTAATTTACGCCAACTTGCTAAACCTTTATCAGCAACTTCTTGATTGTGTTTTTCAATTCTGCCTTCAATACTTTTTAAAGTTTTTTCTGAAAACTTAATTGAAGCACCTGATCCTGATCCAGCAGATCCCGGTTTATTTTTGTCAGATCCTGTTATTTGATCTTTTTTCGGCGCAGGAGTTTGTGCTCCTTCATCTCTGTTATATTTAATTTTTTTTGTTTTAGTTTTATACTTTTTTGCATTTTCATCGTACTCAGAAATATTTAAAGCTGTTATTTGTTTTTTTGCTTTATCTTTTGTTTGATGACAACCCATTAATTCGCCGTCTGATTCTTTAATAACTGCAAAATAAGCGCAGTCCGGATGATTTTCAATTATTTTATACGGCATTTTCGTTGTCTTCTGGTTTAACTTCGTCTTCACCTATCGGAGGCGGATCAAACGGAGTAGCCATTGGCGCTCCCGGAAGTGCCATAACAAATTTATCTCCACCTTCGTAAGGTTCCAGATCGTGTTCAAACCTAGCTTCGTTTGGTGTTAATAATCCTGAAGCGATCATTGTTTGTTGTGTTTTAACTTGAGTTAATTTATCGGATCGTAAATATTCTCCAACATCAAACTTAACAAATTGACCACGAGGAAATAAACTAGTTAAAGCTTGCTCAACTCTATTAATCCAAGGTAATAAAGTGAATCTTAAAAATGCTGTACCTTGACTTTGTACATTTGAATATGTCATTGAAGGACCTTGCGCGTTGATCATATTAGAAGGTACTCTAAAAATTCTTGCTATTTCCGAAACTTGTAATTCTCTAGCTGCAACTAATTCAGATCCTGCTTCGCTTTGAATTGCTTTCCAACGCAAGCCGCCGGTTAATACTGCAGGTTTTCTGTTCATATTATGAGATAAACTCCAGCTTTCTTGCAACATTTTTGCTTGTTCTGGTGTTAGATCGTGTTCTGTTTCTAAAACAGAAGAAGGAGTTGCGCCTTGACCGTACCATTGCGCAACGTGTCTTTCCATTGCTAAAGCTAAACCAATTGTATTTTTGTTTGTTCTTAATGGACTAATTCCTTGCGCTTGTCCGGGTTGGCTAAACCATAAAATATGCAGCATATTTGCAGGATCAACAACTTTATTATTTACTTGATATGATCTTTTTGATCCGTTAAATTTTACTTTTACGATCGAAGGATGTATATTTTGGATATTTGTTACTCTTCCTTGTTTATCTCGATCAATAATTGAATAACTATTTCCATGAATTGCTAATGATGAAATTATTTGATGAATAGTTTCAAACCGCATTTCATTAATATTTGGTTTATCTAAAAATGCAGTATTGCTTAATTCTATTTTTCTTCCGGCTTGTTCTCTAAATAAATTTAATGGCAAACCTGCAATTGAATCTGCTAATAAAGAAACGCAAGCCATAACTGTTGAAACAGATAAAGCGCTCGCTTCATTAACGGTTTCTCCGGTATAACCCGGACTTCCACCTCTTTGCTTTAAAAGTTCTGTTAATGTATTAAGAGACGCTTCTCGTTTTTCAATTCTTTTAAAAATGCTCATCAAATTCTCCTAGAATAAAAATATGATCCGAGAATCATTAAAGATCCTAAAAAGATCATTGCAATTCTTTCATCGAATTGCCAAATTCCATAAGTCATTAAAATAGCTCCTGCTATTTCAATTATAGTTGTTATATTGTCTTTCATAAGTTTATCACTGTTGGGACAACTGTTGGGCGATCATTAGGCCTTGCTGCTCGATCTAATGCCATAACCATTGCAATTGCTCCGTCAATTTTCCTCCTTGATTTATTTTTTGAGATTCGCCAACCTGAATCAGTTTGTTTTTGTGCTCCACTTAAAACTTGATCTGTAAAATCAACTTCTCCTGCATGAATAATTTCTTTATTACTAATCATTGTCCATGCTAATCCACAAGCTGGCACCATTCGAGAATGACTTTGCGGAAAATCTGTCATAGGACAATTAGCTTCAGCCAACACTTGCGCTGATCTTTCAAAAAACATAGAGTCATAAGCAACTTCAATAACATTATATTTTTTAACCATAGTTTTAATATAATTTTCAATTTCTTCATAATCAAGTTTTCCATCGAGAGGATTATATATTTTCGGTTTTATATAATATTTTTCATCTTCGTGTTTTTGTACAGCGACTATTGCGACTGAATCATTTCTTAAAGCCATATCAACTCCTAGCCAAGTTGGATCATTAACATTAAATTCAACCTCTCCTAAACACGCATGCCAATCTTTATCAGTTATCCAAGCTTCGTCATCGGATCTTGTCCATTGGTTTAAATGGTATCTTTTAAATTCATTTAATGGTAAAGCTTCGAATCTTCTTTTAATATTATTTATATCCCACCAACCTGCAGCGATCGCCGGATTACATTTAGCCCAAGTTTCAGGTTTTTCCGGATCATCATCAGGATCTGCTTCTAACCAATGAAAAAAGAATTCATCATCAATAACTTCTTTAGTTTGCAACTTTTTTCCTTTTTCATATAATCTTCCCGCTAAAGTTTCTTTATCAAATCCAGCTGTTGTAATATTTAAAATTAAACCATCTTTTCTTTTAGCTGTATTGTTTGATAAAACATAATGCACTCTTTCTTTATTTCCTGTCCATTCATGAATTTCGTCTGCTATAAAACAACTATTTCTTTGGCCGTCTGCTGTTCCAGCAACTGCTGCAACTCGATAAGCTCTTCCCGGGTTATTAATTATTTGAATTTCTTTTTCATATACTTCTGTAACTTTTCTAAGGTAAGAAGATTCTTTGCACATTATTTGCATTCCTTTAAATACGATCGAAGCTTGTTCGTAACTTGCAGCAGCAACAGCAACTAATGGAGAAGTTACTTTATTTCCTAATAATTCATAACAAGCAATTGAAGCAGCTAATTCAGATTTACCATTTCCTTTTGGAAGGCCGATCATTGCTTCTCTATACTTTCTTGATCCATCTTTTTTCTTTTGATATAACTCTCTAATAATATCTTTTTGAAAATCTTCTAAATGAAACGGCAAACCAAAAAAATCCCCTTCGCCATGCACGCAAAACTTTTCAATAAATCTAATTGCACGATCGCCTTCATTTTCTTTTATTCGAGATCCCGGATCTAACTCAGTCATTAAAATCTTCCTCTAATAATTTATTTAAGTTTGTTAAAGATCCGGCTGCTTCGCCAAAAGTAAAACCTAAACGCATTCGTGCCATAGGAGTTAATCCAAAACGATCTTCAAGCTGTCTGATTTCTGCGTCAAAATCTTTAAATAACTTAGCTAAAGGATTTACTACTAATTGACCTTGCGATCCTTCAACCATTCTTTGCCTTCTAAATCCTCTGCTTGCTCTTAATCTTTCGTCGTATAAAAAAAATAATCTTTCAAGTGCCGGCATATCGGAATTCATATCAACCATCTTTGAAACCGGACTTTCCCAAAATACTTGCCAACGTTCTTTTGATTTTTTTAATAAACCAGTTGGCGCTTTGGGTACAATTGCTAATTGATCAGGTACTAATTCAACTTGAGGCGTATCTCGTCTTTGTCTTTTTTGCGGATCTTTAGGTGCAGGTCCCGGCATTGTAAAAACTCCTTAGGGGTTACTTTGTTGCACGTATAACAACAACAAACAACTTTAAAATATATTGTAGCAACAATAAAAAAGATTTATAAACAAAAAAAATTATAACAGCAACAAAAAACCCGGAACCCGTACGCGCAAAAAAAGCTT